ATAGATTAAAAGACGTTTGGTTAGGAAAAGATTTAAACGTAATAAGAAAAAGATTAATAAAAGGAGATAGAAGCGAAAGCCCATGTAATAAATGCACGGTAAACGGACAGTTATTTGGTAAACCTAGCTTTAATATCCTGAAAAATAGTTTATGTTAATATCATTAACAAATAGTACAAGAGGATTAGGGTTAGAGATATCTAAACGTTTTAAAAATGTTGTTGAAGGATTTGACGAAAATAGTGATGTATTTATTAATAACAGACATAATAGCTTCAGTCAAACTGAACTTTTTATGGAGGTATTTGAAAAATGGAAAAATACTGATAAAACGATAGTTAATATTATCAGTAGAAGTAAGTATCCTAATATATCAAAAGGTTATTTATACTCTGCTTCAAAAGCAGCATTAAGTCATTTATCTAATAATTTACGGTTGAATAGCGATAAACAATGTAGAATTATAGATATTAACCCAGGGTTATTAGAATCAGATTTACCTTCTTTAAAATATAGAGATATAGTTGATGCTATTGAGTACTGTATTTACCTTCCATCTCATATTGAGGTAGGGGAACTATCTATATGGCATAAAACACCGTATAGTCAAATATCAAAAATGAAAGATGAAAGAAAGCCTTAAAGTATTTATAGGATACGATTCTAGACAAGATAAAGATCCATTAGGAAAAGGAATTATAAACCCTCCTTATGAGGTATGTAAAGCATCTATTAGAAAGTATAACTCTAAAGTACAAATAATACCTATAAAACTAGATGAATTAATTGAAGTAGGTATTTACGATAGAGAAAAAGATCCTTTAGCATCTACTGAGTTTACATATTCAAGATTTTTAGTTCCTTATCTTAGTAATTTTGAAGGAATATCATTATTTTGTGATTCTGATTTTTTATGGCAAACTGATATTACCGACATATTAGAGTACTTTGACAGTAAATATTCTGTTATGTGCTGTCAACATGACTATACACCGTCTACTACTACGAAAATGGACGGACTTATACAAACAGTATACCCTAAAAAAAATTGGTCTAGCTTAATGTTATTTAACTGTTCAGATGAAGACTGTAGAAACTTAACTCCTAATGTTATTAATAATGAACTTCCAAGATACTTACACCGTATGGAATGGACTAACGATTATAAGATAGGAGAGATACCATTACAGTATAACTGGCTTGAAGGTGATTATGATAACTCTGTTAACCCAAAAGCTATTCACTTTACTAACGGAGGACCATGGCATAAGACTTGGAATGGTGATTATAGAGCTAGTTGGGAAAATATATATAATACATTATGACAAAATGGTGGAAAAAAGGATACTTCGATGATTTAAAACCTTTCGATGTATACCCTATAGAGAACTTTTTAGATAGATATAAAGGAGCAATTAGTACTTTTGATGGATACTATGAAATGGAATCTGAAGGAAAATATTTCCTAGGTATTAACTCAGATAATCTTAACGACCCTGATGTTAAATACTTCAATGATAAATATAATAACCCTAACTGCTCTATTCCACAAAATACTGATATGAAAATTTGCTTTGTTTATAGCAAAGGTAGAAATTTTAACAGACCTGAATATCATACTGAAGAAAATATAAAATTTAAAGGCGGTACATCAAATTACAACGGTAGAGATGGCCAAATTCGCACAGGATGGTCTTCTCCTAAAATTGAACATATTCATATTAACCCAGTTAGAAATGGAAAGTTAACTGGCAATTGGGTATACTTAGAACTACCTCATGAATTATTTTATAGAAATACAATTAAAACTGGCAACGGTGCATCTATAGAACTAGCAAAAAAGTTTGTTAAAGAAGTAGAAAGTACTATCGGATGGGACGATATTGAAAAAATTAAAAATGTAATAGAGAAGTATGATAAAATAGACCCTGACTGGAGTCACGATTTCCCAATTAACGGATACTTTCAACTTAAAAAAGATGGATTATTATTTCCAGGTGTTTGGGACAAGTACAATATCATATGTGGGCATTCATACCATAGAATGATAATGACAAGTTTTAATAAAGTAAACTTTCCGTTTATACTTCCTGTACCTAAAGGTTTTAATGGAAAATGGTATGCATGTTCAAAAGATAACACATTTACATTTAATAACGAAGATTACTACTTAGGAGTAGAAGTAGATATTAATAATAAAAACATTGAGTATACATTTACTAAAAATAAAAATTGGGCGAAACAAAAAAATGCTAATAGGCTAAAAAATATATGAAACCAATAACATATGCTTACATAGAAACTACTAACTACTGTAACTTACAGTGTTCTTTTTGTAACAGAGATGAAGTTATAGGAGCATTACAGCATATGCCATTATCGAAATTTAGAATGATGTTAGACGGGCTTAAACATCACCCTATAAAAGAAGCTAAACTTATGGGAATGGGTGAACCAATGTTGCATCCTCAGTTCGATGAAGTATGCAAAATCTTTAAGGAGTATTTTCCTGATGCTTTTCTTATAGTTGCTACTAATTGTCAATATAATATAGGTGAAGGTAGACCATTGAGAGAGCGATTTCAAAACGCATTACAACATATTGATTTACTTTATTTTTCAATAGACGGTTATGATAAGAGTTACGAAAGGGACCGTTCTCCTGCAAAATGGAGTAGGCTATTATCTTTTTTAGCTAATTTTAAAGATATAGACAGAAAAGGATGTAAGGTAACCTGTAATTATGTTGTAAATCCAGAAAACGTAACTGATATTCAGAGGGTAAATAATGAAATTGTAAATGGATACGGTTTAGAAGAATTACGTTTAAATATTGCACAAGATTGGAGTGAAAATAAATCTTTACCAGGTGGATATACCTTAGAACAAATTGATTACCTGAATAAAAAGTGGAAAGGTAGTATTAAAGGCAAAAGCGAATGGGACTTTAGTGATTGTTTTTGGGTAGAAGAAGGTATCTACACTACAGTAGAAGGACATGTTAAAATGTGCTGTATGAACACGGGTGCTAAACCATTCGGCAATTTATTTGAAAGTTCCATAGAGGAAATCAGAGAAAGTAAAGACTATAAAGCAGTAAAGAGTGGATGTTCTACAAATCAACCTACTAGTCACTGTAAAAACTGTTCATATAAAGAACTTACACCTATATTAACTCAAATTAGACAGTAAATGAAAAAACATTTAAAAGGTGTATACAGAAAAATGAATCAGGAGGATAAAACTAAATTCAAGTATGTTTTAACCCAGAATGAAAGAAACTATCCAATAGCTCACGATTTACTAGATAAATTTTTTGATTCTCTTACTCAAACTGACCTTACTTTTTACCCTAATACTGAAATTCTTAAAGCTAAAATATGTGATTACCATAATATAGAAAAAGAAAATTTACTTTTAACTCCTGGTTCTACATTTTCTATTAAGACTATTTTTGAAACATTTGATGTTAAGGGTAATAACGTTATTACTTCAGATTATAATTTTCCTATGTATCAAGTATTCAGTGAACTATACGAAGTTGAGCTAAGAAAAGCTAGGTATAGAAGTATGAAACTCGATATACAAGACTTACTGTACCTTATAGACGGGAATACAAAGTTTATTATTTTAGCTAATCCAAACTCACCATTAGGAGATCTATATACAGAAGAAGAAATTAAAGTACTTCTCAACACAGGAATACCAGTGGTTATAGATGAAGCGTATATAGAATTTACCGGTCAAGATAGTTGTATGCATTTAATACAAAGCTACCCAAACTTAATAGTCACTAAAACATTTTCTAAAGCTTATGGAGCTGCTGGATGTAGAGTAGGGTTTATGGTTAGCAGTAAAGAGAAAATGGAATATTTTTCTAAATTTAGAGCTATGTACGAAATTAACGGTGTCGGAGCAAAGTATACTGAGTTTATATTAGATAATATTCAAGACTATAATAGCTATATAAATAAAACATTTAAAAATAAAAAAATAGCAATAAAACAATTAAAAAAAGCAGGTCACACAATAATTGATACCGATGCTAGTTGGTTTTTTGTTAGAAGATGGGATAAAATAGATAACCTAAAAAAATTTAATGACCTGGGAATGTCTTTTAGAACAGTTATACTTCCAGATGGAATAGAGTATATTAAATTTAATTACGATTTAAAGTTACATTATGATTACGACAACCCATTCAAGTAAAAAAATATTAGAAACAGTATTTAATTCTACTGACTTATACCACTGTAGTAATTTTGAACCTTCTTGGGCTCTTTCTGCATACGGAACAGATTATAAGCTACTGCTTAACGGTATGAGGTTTCAACATTTATACTCAACTAATGGTTTTGTAAGTACTATTAATAACTATAGCACCGAACCTAGTAGAGTGTTAGAGTTTGTAACTTATAATGATCAACCCTCAACTTTGAGACATAGATTAAGTATGATCGATACTTTAATAAGTAACGACATGAAAACAAACCTTCCAACTCACATCAGTATAGCACCTAGATTTAAAGAAAAACAAATAGATATAGAAGATTTATTTTATAATCCTACAAACTACAAAATAATTGTGCACCCTGGGTTTACTAGAATGAATGGAGCTATTTTTCTTAATTCTCCCTTACGTAATGTTTTAATACATATTAATAAGTCACATAACGTACAATTTGCAAAACATCCTTCACTACAGAAAATAAATTCAAATAAAGAGCTATTCAAACACTATAAGCCCTTTAGTAATAAAGATAGCTACAAGTTAGATTTTTATGTACCTAATAAATACCCAGAAATAGATAAATGGACTATCGATGGTGTGAAATATCATGAAGGTACTAAAACTCCTGTACTTAAATGCAACGGTATATCAATAGAGCCGCATAGCTCAGAAGCTCAAGACTCTGTTCATCCGTCAGACAGATATGCTTGCAACACATTCGATAGTTTAGATAGCTATTGCAAAACATTATTTAGCAATAAAATTAAAGTATACGTACCACAAGGTGAATCTGCTTTTATTTCCACATTATTTACTGAAAATATAGAAGATTTAAGTGAAGAGTATCTAGGAAAACGCAATATCATCTCAAGAAAAATTGTGCGTAATAACGATTATAATAGTGAACAGTTCTTTGCTATTGATGATATTCTTCAGTCAAAAAACTTATCACAAAAAAACCTAACACTATACAGTCAGCTTACTGCTGCTTTGAAACCGTTTCATAACAACCGTAGCGAAGAAGATTTACCTCACCCTTACCTAAATCACCAAGAAACTAAATATGTTAAAAACAGTACAGAACTAGAACCAGGTGAAGAAAAATTAATAGAGAATGTAGATTTCCTTAAGACATTAGTAGAAAAAAATAAATTTAAAGGAATACTAGTTATTTTTTCTAAAAAGTTTTTAATAGAAGAAACTCAAAGAACTTTTTCTGAATTACTAATGTGCATGAGCCCAACATCTTCAATAACTAGAAACGCAAACTTTAGTGTGGTATTAATTAACTGTAATCACGAATTTTGGGTGACTGGTAATAACTACATCGATAAAATTATACCAAAAACTTTTTTCAAGATATGAAAACTATAGGATTTTTAACTCCATTTATACACTTACCTAATTTTAGTAGATACGTAAAGGCTAATTTTAAATGCATCAGTATGGTAGGTTTGCCAAAAGACCAACTTAATATACTTAAAAGCGTTGATTATTTATTTGCTGCTCCTAACTACTTAAAGTATGTTATTGAGGATAAAGATATAAAAGGATCTAGCATAAAAGGAATAATAACTCCTTCTACTGGCGACAATCATATAAACGTCTCTATACCAGTAATATCAATAAAGAATGACAGTATATTAGAACAAATTCATTCTACCGCAGAACATAACTTATACCTTTGTTTAGCTCTACCCAGACAGATAGGAACTATAGTTGAATTAAAAGGAAAAACTTTAGGTATATTAGGATACGGTAGATTAGGAAAAATATTAGAAAAAATAACTAAGCCTATATTTAAACAAGTATTAAAAGCAGATATAGATTTTATAGATAATAATTTTTTTAGTGATACTGATTTTTTATCTATCAATATAGATTATAAAGATGCAAATATAAACTATATAAACGAAGAATTTGTTGGAAAATTCAAAAATAATATCTATATTGTAAATACTAGTCGTGGTGAAGTAGTAGATGAAGTAGATATACTTAAAGGACTGTACGAAGGTAAAGTACTAGGTTATGCTACCGACGTAATTAAAGAAGAACATACTTCTAAAGCAACAGCTCTGAAGATAGAAAATCATAATAGCATTCTTATTACACCTCATATAGGTGGAACAGCAATAGAAGCACAAGAAAAAGCATATAAAAGAGTAATAGAAAAATTAAATGAAATTAATATCTGAACTTTGTCAAAATCATAACGGTAATTTAGAGACTTTAGAGTCGATGATAAAAACTGCTGCAGTATGTAGTGATATAGTTAAAATACAAACTATATATGCCAGTAACCTTACCTATAGAGAAAACTACGAAGATTATAGACCGTATGAACCTGAATATGAGAGACTAAAAGGATTAGAACTTAGCAGAAAAGACGAAGAGCTTTTTATATTTAAATGTATGGAGTATGGAGTTGAGTCTATGACTACTATTTTTGTACCACAACATGCTCCTAGATTTAATGAATTAGGATATGATAACTTAAAAATATCTGGTTATTCAATACCTGCTTTTGATTATGGTAAAAAGTTAAAAGCCTTTAAATTTAAAAGATTATTTTTTTCTACTTCTAGTTTATCTCTAGAAGAAATAAAATTAACTATAAAAAACTTAAACGAAATGGGAATAGAGTACTATATGATGCAGTGCACATGTATATACCCTACACCTTTAGATAGACTTAATTTACAGAATATAGATTTTTATAGAGCATTAGGAGCTAAAAATGTAGGACTAAGTGATCATTCTAACCCTCATGAAGATAAACTTCTTTCTTCTAAGCTTGCTATATTTCAAGGCATAGATGTTTTAGAGAGACATTTCACCATTTTAGATATTGATAAAACCAGAGACGGAAAAGTTTCTGTAACCCCTAAAATGCTATCAAACTTAAGGAAGTTTAGTAAAATGTCAAAAGAAGATCAATATAGGGAACTTAACAAGTTTAACGATCAGCAAATATTTAATCACGATTATTATAGAGAAAGATTCAAATGAGTAGTATAAAGTTAATTATTTTTGATTTAGATGGAGTTTTAATTGAAACAAAACATTTACACTTTAAAGCATTAAATGAAGCGTTAGGAGAATATGCTTTTGATTGGGCTGAGCATCTTGCTGTTTATGATGGTTTAACTACCAAACAAAAACTCAAAGTACTATCTCAAAACAAAGGATTACCTGTTGAAAAGCATAATGAAATATGGAAAAAGAAACAGTTAATTACTTTTGAAATGTTGAGAGACATTAAACCTGACCCTAGATTACAGACTATTATGTCTGCTTTATCTAAAAAAGGTTTTAAAATGGGATTATGTACCAACTCTATACGTAAGACTGCTATAACAGTTTTAGCTAAATTAGGATTAGCTGAATATATGGACTTTATACTTTCAGGAGAGGATGTTACTAACCCTAAACCTCATCCAGAAATATATTGGACAGCAATATCTAAAATGAGTGTGCTACCAGAAGAAACTCTTATAGTAGAAGATTCACCTTATGGATTACTTGCAGCTTCCAGAAGTAAGTCTTACATTTACAGAGTAAAAAACCCATCGGAAGTAGTTGTAAACAAAATTATAAGTAAAATAGAAGAGATAGATATGGGAGAAAAACAATCTATACCGGCATGGAGAGATGAAAAACTCAACGTTCTTATTCCTATGGCAGGAGCTGGAAGTAGATTTGAGCAAGCAGGATATACATTTCCTAAACCTTTAATTGATGTTAAAGGTAAGCCTATGATTCAAGTTGTTACTGAGAATTTAAACATTAAAGCTAATTTTATTTATGTAGTACAGAAACAACACAGAGAAAAATATAATTTAGATACTCTACTTAATTTAATAACTCCGAAATGTAAAATAGTAGAAGTAGGCGGAGTAACTGAAGGAGCAGCCTGTACTGCTTTATTAGCTAAGAAATATATAGACAACGATAATCCTTTATTCTTTGCCAACTCAGATCAGTTTGTAGAGTGGGATTCAAATGAGTTTTTATATAAAATGAATGAAACAGATGCTGATGGAGGTATAGTTACTTTTAAAGCCACTCACCCTAAATGGTCGTTTGCTAAAATTAATAAAGCAGGGCTGGTTACAGAAGTTGCCGAAAAAAATCCTATTTCTGATACAGCAACAGTTGGTTATTACTATTGGAAGAAAGGTTCTGATTTTGTTAAGTATGCAGAAAAAATGATTGAAAAAGATATTAGAGTAAACAATGAGTTTTATGTTTGTCCTGTATTCAATCAAGCTATTGAAGATGGAAAAGAGATTCGTACCTTCGATATTACTAAGATGTGGGGATTAGGCACACCTGAAGATTTAAAATATTATTTAGAAAATAATGATTTTAATTTCTCATAGAGGTAATATAAACGGTAAGGATGAATCTAAAGAAAATAAACCATCTTATATAGTAGATGCTATAAGAAAAGGTTATAACGTTGAAGTAGACTTTTGGTACGATAACGGAAAGTTTGTTTTAGGTCATGATGAACCACAGTATTCTATACCTCTTGATTTTATCGAAAACTATTATAGGTATTTATGGATACATTGTAAAAACCATGATGCCTTATCTAAGTTAGTAGAAATAGATAGAGGAGGTGTTTACTTTAATTATTTCTGGCACGATAGTGATGACGTTATAATTACATCAAAAGGTTATATGTGGGCTAATCCCGGTACCTATATAGAAGGAAGTATAGCAGTAATGCCTGAATATAAAAAAGATAAGATAGAAGGTAGATTAGGAGTATGTTCAGACTACATTATTAATCATGAATAAAGCAGTTTTTATATCTGGGTTTTTATACGGACTGTCAGATAATATTATTCCATTTTTAGATAAAGATACTGATCTATTTGTTCATTCTTGGCAAACAGAAGAGAATAGCAGATGGATAAAAAAATTAGAGAGGTATAAAAAATGCTGTAATGAAACAACCTTTCTATTTACTAAACCTGAACATGAAAGAAAGAGAATATCTTACTTACAGTCTACTTGGTATGCTACTAACTTAATTAAAGACCCGTATAAATACAAATCTATAGTTAAATTTAAACCAGATTTAGATACAGACGTTATTACATATAAAGAAGATATGAAGAATAGTTTTAGAAAAGCATATCTTCAAAATCAACCTTTATTAAATGAAACTACAAAAGAGGAATGTGTTTATGGTTATATTCATTACAAAGCTATAGATGAAAGAGTTTTTACTTGTTATCCACACGTTATTGATAAAATGTTTCAAGACGATGGAACAAGGAGTTACCATAGAGGATTTATGAAAGAAGCTATACAATTAGATAAAAAGCTTCAGTACTGGATAGCAAAAGAGTACGAAGGTAGTTTGCTATGGAGTGAATTATTTAAATACTATAATATAGAACTTATACAAGATATAAATTTAAAATTACCAAATAACAAACAATGGCAGTAAAAAGAAGTATAAAACTAGAAGAATCTGAAACAGAGGCTATTTTAAACATTCAAAAAAGAGAAACTTTAATCGATCAAGAATGTGCAGAAATAAAAAAAACTGAACTATCTATAGAAAGAAGGGTAGAAGCTGTAAAAGGTTTTATGTCAAAGACAGAACAAATGAAAGTTGAGCTAGGAAAAGACCTTACGTTAAAATATGGAAAGGGTGCTGTTGATTCTGCAAAAGGCTTATTTGTTCCTCTATAATTTTCGAATAATGTAGTCTATTTATATAAGACGACGAATACTCTTTTCATAAGAGGTTTTTCGAGTATTACAATATATTTATTAATAGACATAAATTAAATTTAACCTAACATGGCAGAAACTATAATCTCCCCAGGTGTATTTACAAGAGAAAATGATATTTCTTTTATAACCCCAGCACCAACAGAAGTAGGAGCATGTATAATAGGACCAGCAGTAAAAGGACCGGTAGAAATACCAACTACTGTTACTTCTTATAATGAATACGTAAGAGTATTCGGAGATACATTTGAATCAGCTTCATCTAAACAAGAATTTTTAACTTCTATAGCCGCTAAAAACTATTTCTCTCAAGGAGGAAATAACTTATTGGTAGCGAGAGTTGTAACAGGCTCATTCACAGCAGCAAGTAGTACACACATATCTGCTTCTGATAACGGAAGTAACCAGCCTTTCCAAATAGAGACTATTGGTAAAGGAGCAATTTATAATAACGCTACCGGTTCTACAGCAATAGCAGGAGAACAAAATAGTGATTCATCTATCGTATCTGGATCAAGCGATAATTTGAGATGGGAGATCTCAAACGTGAGCGAAGCAAAAGGTACATTTACCGTTTCTGTTAGAAGAGGAGATGATAATTTAAAAAATAAGATTGTATTAGAAACATTTAATAATGTTGATTTAGATCCTAACTCACCTAACTATATTGAAAAAGTAATCGGTAACCAGTCACAAGCAATTGCTGGTACTAGCGATCATGTAGTAACTGAAGGAGAGTATGTAAATAGATCAAAATATATTAGAGTTAGCGCTGTTAATCTTCCAACTATTAATTATATTGGTAACAATGGAGCAAGAAGATTAGAAGCACATACAGGTTCATTACCAACTGCACAATCAGGAGCGTTCTATAATGCTTCAGGAGAGATTGTTCACGATAATATGAAATTCTTTGATAACATCAATGCTAATTCACAAGGATTAGGTACTGGTGATTATACTAATATTATTACTTTACTAAATAATGCAGACGATTATAAATTTAATGTAATATCTGCACCAGGTATAGTTGATAATCATCACGGTGCTACAGTAGACGGATTAATTGACTTAGCAGAAAGCAGAGGAGACTGTATCGCAGTAGTAGATTTATATACTCATGGAGCTACAGTATCTAACGTAACAGGTCAAGCAGACACTTTAAATAGTTCTTATGCAGCAGCATACTGGCCATGGTTACAAACTGATTCAGCTACAGGTAAAAATGTATGGGCACCAGCTTCAACATTTATTCCAGGAGTATATGCATTTACAGATGGAGCTAATGCACCTTGGTTTGCACCAGCAGGATTAGTAAGAGGAGGTTTAGCTGGAGTAATTCAAGCAGAAAGAAGATTATCTCGTACACAAAGAGATACATTATATGATGCTAAAGTTAACCCAATAGCTTCTTTCCCTGGAAGTGGAATAGCAGTATTTGGTCAAAAGACTTTACAAACTAAAGCTTCTGCTTTAGATAGAGTAAATGTAAGAAGATTATTAATAGACTTAAAAGAGTTTATTGGTAACCAAGCACAGAACTTAGTATTTGAACAAAATACAGTAAATACTAGAAATAAATTCTTAGCTGCAGTTAATCCATATTTAGACTCAGTAGTACAAAGACAAGGTCTTTTCGCATACAGAGTAACAATGGACGATAGTAATAATACAGCAGATGTAGTAGATAGAAACCAATTAGTAGGTCAGATATTTATTCAACCAGCTAAAACAGCAGAATTTATAGTACTAGACTTCACAGTTGAACCGACAGGAGCATCTTTTGGAGCATAATAAAATAAATAACTATTTATAATAAATTAATAACATAAAATGGCAGTATTAGACCCAAATGAAATAATGTTCAGAGCGTTTGAGCCAAAGGTGCAAAACAGGTTTGCCCTTTTTATAGACGGTATTCCATCGTTTATGGTAAAAAATGTAAAGGCTCCGAGCTTTACTGACGAAGTAATAAAGTTAGATCATATTAACTCGTATAGAAAAATTCGTGGGAAAAGGGAATGGCAAGATATGGATCTTGTATTATATGATCCAATCACACCTTCTGGAGCACAAGCAGTAATGGAGTGGGCTCGTTTATCTTACGAATCAGTAACCGGTAGAGCTGGTTATTCAGATTTCTATAAAAAAGACTTAACACTTAATGTTCTTGGACCTGTAGGAGACATTATAGGTGAATGGGTAATGAAAGGTGCCTTTATACAAACAGCAGACTTTGGACAGTATGATTGGTCTAGTTCTGAAGTAGTTGACTTAAGTATGACTGTTTCAATGGACTACTGTATATTGAACTTCTAATAAACTACCACATATAAATCTTAGAACCCGGCATTTAGTCGGGTTTTTTGTTTGTCGCATAATTTATTTTTCGTATATTTATATAAAATACTAGTTATAACTAATAGAATTTATGGAATCAAAATTTAATTTACCCACAGAAACAGTACAATTACCTTCAAAAGGCTTATTATACCCAAAAGAATCCCCTTTGAGCAAAGGTGAGGTTGAAATGAAGTATATGACTGCAAGAGAAGAAGATATTCTTACTAATGCAAATTACATTACTAAAGGTAATGTTATAGATAAACTAGTTGAGTCTTTATTAGTAGATAAAACTATTAATATGGATAATATTTTAATAGGAGATAAAAATGCTCTAATGATAGCAGTTAGACTTTTATCATACGGTAAAGATTATAATATTAAGTATGGGAATGAATCTATCGTAGTTGATTTAACTAAATTAAAACACGTTAAAGTAGACTACAGTTTATTTCAAGAAGGTAAAAACGAATTTGAGTTTAAATTACCTAATACCGATAATATAGTCACTATAAAATGTCTTTCTACTAAAGACGAAACTTTAATTTCTAAAGAGATAGAAGGTAATCAAAAAATAAATAAAGAACGTAATACTTCTTCAACATCAAGATTAAAACACCTTATTACATCAGTAAACGGTTTAAAAGAAGCAAAAGACATTAGAGAATTTGTTGATAAGTTTCTATTAGCTAAAGATGCTAGGGCTATAAGAACATTCTATAAAAGTATTAACCCAGATATTGATCTTACATATACATTTACAAATTCTATGGGCGGTGAGGAGGACGTCATTGTCCCTATAGGACTTGACTTTTTTTGGCCTGACGCCTGAACATAGGCAAAATATTTTTACACAAATTCACGAAATTGTATTTAACGGTAATGGAGGTTATACCTGGTACGATGTATATAATATGCCTATTTGGCTAAGAAAATTTACTTTTCAGAAAATACAAAGTCATTTCGATGATTTAGCTGAACAAAATAAATCTAAGAGCCCTAAAAACAAAAAAACCTTCGGGCCAGATATAAAACCTTCCTTTACTGCAAAGGCGTCTAAAAAATAGACGTCTTTCCTATTTATAAGATATACTACAGTATGGCTATAGATCCTAAAAACAAAAAAACCATAGACGAAACAACGGCATACGTACAAGATACTCTCTTAAACGTAGGGGCTCAAATAGCTGGTACTATAAAAGACTCAATCGAAACAGCTTTTGATGGTGCACAAGCTGGAGCAATAAAGACTATAGCTAATGATATTAATAGAACTTTTAATAGTTTAGTTAAATCTTCCAGTCAATTTTCTGCAAATCAATATAAGATAGAAGAAGGACTCTTGTCCTCTAAAGATATTACCAGAGACTTACAGAATTTAGCCATTAAAAGAATACAGCTAGAAGGTAAATTAGATGCAGCAAAGAAGATTACCGGCAAAAACTTAACAGCAGCCCAGAAACGTGGTTTAAAGGCAGCAGAAGCAGCACTTAATATAGAAGAAGGTGCATTAAAAGCTGCAGAAGCAAAAATGAAAGAGGTAGAAGAGAGAATGGGTATAACCGGCGAAATCTTTAGTAGATTAGGTAAATCTAAATTTTTCGGAGGGTTAGTAAACGCATCAGGAGCTACAGAAAATATGCGTAAAGCTGCTGTTGGGGGTAAAAAAGGATTCGATTTAATGCTTGTTGGAGTAAAGTCTATGACCAAAGCTTTAAAAATAGGACCTTTAGCAATTCTTACAGGATTAGTTGAAATAGCTAAATTCTTTGTTGAGACAGTGTTTGCTGCAGATAAACAAGCTGTCAAAGTAGCAAAAGCATTTGGTGTCACAAAAGAGCAAGGTCGAGCTATAGTACAGAATCTACAAGATCAAAATAACTATTTAACTAAAGCGTTATACACTACTGAAGATCTAATTGCTGCTCAACAAGGATTAGTTGATTTTCAAGGAGCTTATACTTTTTCACAAGGAAAATCAATTGAAAATGTAGCTACTCTTACAAAAAAATTAGGTTTAGCGGGCGAAGAAGCAGCTTACTTAGATACATTATTTACCAATCAGGGCTTTACAACTGAAGAAGTTTTTAATAATACAAACGCAACAGCTGTAGCTACTGCTAAAAATAACGGGTATTTAATTTCTGCTCAATCAATTTTTCAAGAATTAGGGAAAACCTCAGCATCTATCTTAGCAAACTTTGGAAATTCCGGTAAAGAATTAACAGCTGCTGTACTGCAAACTAGAAGATTTGGAGTGTCTCTAACTCAAGCTGCTAATGTAGCAGATAGTTTATTAGACTTTGAACAATCTATAGGCGCTGAATTAGAAGCTGAACTTTTAACTGGAAAACAATTTACTTTTGAAAGAGCTAGAGCTTTAGCTGCTACAGGTGATATAGCTGGAGCTACAGCGGAGGTATTAAAACAGACTCAAAATCTAACTGATGAACAGTTAAGAAGTCCGATGATTCAACAAAAATTAGCTAAGGCAACAGGATTAAATGCGGATGAATTAGTTAAGTCTATACAAATTACTAGAGCTCTTAATAGAGCAACAAAAGAAACTCAAGATTTATATAAAAATGCTGCTAGTCAAACCGAAAAAATTGCAATACAAGAAGGTATACTTAGAGGAGCATCATTTAAGGAAATAAAAGCGAATATAACTGCACAGGAACAATTTAATAATGCTCTTGAAAATGCTAAGCAACAATTTGCAAACTTAGTAAGTACCGGATTTTTAGATACGTTTACAAGTCTATTACCGAAAGCCTTAAAGACGTTAGCTTTTCTTACCGGACAGAGTGATGTATACGAAAGGAATCTACGTGTTCAAGGATTACTGCAGCAAGAAAATTCTGCAACTGGACAAAAGTATACTGGTGAAGAAGCACAAAAAATAATGACCGCTTACGAATCTGCTATGAGAAAACATACGGAGATGACTAAACTTATAACCAATAGTCGTAGTGGGTATGTATCGCAAAATGTCAGAGATAGCTACGCATTGAGTGATGAAGAAAAATCTGCAAAAGCACAAGTTAATAAAATTAATGTTAATGACTTTACAATAAAGACTAACCCTAAAGATACCTTAGTAATGGCTGGTGGTACTAAATTTGGTAATGAAACAAACTCTCTTCTAAAAAGATTAATATCAGCTGTAGAAAAAGGAGCAACTATAAACTTAGAAGGTAGAAAAGTTGGCGAAACATTAGTAATGTCAAGCTATAAAAGTTAACATATGTCAATATTAAAAAACTATACCGAAGGTAAAACTCAGCTTAATAAACTTAAGTACGGAACTTTTAATGTAGGTAATGAACCTATAATTCAAAAGACTATTCCGTCTACTATAGAAGAGCAAGGAGAAAAATCTACTCAAGGAAGTAAAAGAGGAGATGATTTAGCCAGAATAGCTTCACTTATGACTAGAGCTCAAGGATTAAGTTACTTATCTAATGAAGCTCAATTAGGAAGAGTACGAATAAAAGGTAAAGCTCAAGAAGAACAAGGTTCAAGTTTACTAGGTAATTTATTAGGTGGGAGTGTTAATGCTGCTAGAGTACTCGGTTCTACATTAGCACAAGTTCCTGTTAATGGCACAGGTATCCACTTTGTTAAAGGCTTTCAGAGAAACTCTCATTACTTAGGTAGAAACTATGCCGGTGAAGTAAAAGAAGGCGGTAGGTATGTTAATGCATTTGAAAAAGAAGATGATAGATTTACATTAAAAACTCAAACAACTTCTATAGAAATTAAAAAACAGGGTGAAGATGGACAATTGCTGACCTCTCCTTTTACTTACCCAGGTCAAGTAGCACCCGAAAGAATGGCTCAACCTACTATACCTAGAAAAATAGAAAATAGAGTAGGGTTAGGAAATATCGGGAATATGACTGATAAAAATGGAAAATTGAAAAAATCTAAATTTTCAAAAGATGTTTCTCCATTTGATCTTGATAGAATAAATGCATTAGAACCATTTGTAGGAAGACCTGCTAACTTTGAGGATATAACTAGAGACCTAATAAAATTCAGGTTTGAAGTTATAGATTCAGATAATACTGGGCAAAATACATTTTTAGTATTTAGAGCTTTAATAGATTCTATAGACGATAGCCATACAGCTGATTGGACTTCTACTAATTATATTGGTAGAGGTGAACCTT